ACCACCCGCGCTGGTATCACCAAGGCTAACAACACCATCTCGGCTCTCGACATCCGTGTTGCTCGTGCCCGTCTGCGTGCCCAGAACGTGCCTACGTTCGGCGGTATGTACGTTGGTTACGTCCACCCCGACATCGTTGCTGACCTTCAGGGCGAGAACATCTCTGGCTCGAACATCCAGGGTTGGCGTGCCCCACACGTGTACGCTCAGCCAGGTGAAATCTGGACTGGTGAACTGGGTGCCTTCGAAGGTGTCCGTTGGATTGAAACGCCTCGCGCTCCAATCTTCCAGGGTTCAGGTGGCACCACGTCAGCTGGTACCTACACCATCACCACGGCTCAGACCTCATCGGTCACGGGTGTCGGTTCGTACACGGGTGCTGCTCCGCAGGTCGGTGCTGTTCTCTCGTCAAGCGGTGCTACCGTTACTGGCGTTGTGACTGTCGCTTCGGTTAACACCGGCGCTGGCACGTTCACCACGACTGGTACGGGTACTGTTACCACGGGTACGGTTCTGATGTCCAACATCGTTGGTTCACCTAACGTCTACGGTACGATGATCCTCGGTCGCCAGGCTCTTGCTAAGGCGTACTCGATGATTGACGGAAACGGCGCGTTCCCACACGTTGTTCCTGGTCCCATCACCGACCGCCTGCGCCGCTACGTGCCGCTGGGTTGGTACTGGCTGGGTGCGTACAGCATCTTCCGTCAGGCATCAATCATCCGCATTGAGTCGGCCTCGTTGCTGGACACTGACGTCAGCTACACGCTGAACGCAGCCTCAACGTTCACTCCTGCTGTTGACCTTGGCGAGAACATCAACTCGTCTGGTGTCATCAACTAGTTAGGGTAGGGGACGAGTATGCCATGGCCTTTTAGTTGCGCCGCCTGTCGCTCACGCGACGTACAGGCAGGGATTGATGAAATCCACTGTCTTGTATGTGGTCGACTGACTGACCGTAATGGTGTACTCGTCCCCATCTCCGACCAATTCACATCGGAAGAATTACCTAAAAACTAGGAGTACCAATGACTGTACCTACTGGCCTCGGCCTCACTCGTGGCCTTGACTCTGCGGGACAAATCCCAGGTCGCTCGTTTGACCGCGTTGCTGCTGCTAAGGCAAACAACGCATCAGCCGTTAAGGGCGAAACCTCAGACCCCTGCTACTGCGGGAACTGCGACATGACCGATGCGAGGTGGATGTAATGGAATCACGCGCTGCCTTTAAGCAGATTTCGGAATACGACCTTCGTAGCACCGCGCCTAACACCATTGACACTGGCATCATCCCAACGCCCGTGACTTCCACCACCACGACTGGTCCGTCCAACCGTGGCATGGAAGCGAACACAAACCGCGATGGCTTCATGGCCCCAATGATCACTGGCATCACTGAGATTCAGTACGCACCTGCGACTATCCAGCCAGAAGTGGTGCCCTTCAAGGTTCGAGAGGACATCTAATGCCTAGCCGTTTTGACCCCGTTTACAGCGTTGACGCCAACCGCGATGGTTTCGTCGTGGATATGCGCCCTACTACTCTGCTTGAGCAGATGCAGATGGGCGTTGACCGCGTGAACAAGCCTGTCGGCAATGCTACTGCGCCACGCCCAGAAGTTCAGACCACTGGTGGTCGTGGACTTACGGACACTGAATCAGCTCTGCGCCTAGGGGCACAAGGCCGAAAGTAGTCCTGGGTGACAACGCTACAAACGTTCACCCCACCAGTTGCATACGATAACCCACCCATCCTGCCCTTCGCAGGTGGGCTGGGGAATCGTTTGTTTAGGTACTTCCCCAATCGCAAGCGGTACATTGCTGTCTTTGCGTTGAGCGACGGTACGTTTGTGCAGGACACGCCCAATGGCCTTGACCCCAGCGGTGGCGTTATTGCCAACACGAATACGAACATCCCGTATCCGTACAACCCTTACGATCCGTCTGCGCCGTACTCCACCTCGTACTACGTGGACTACACCAAATACCCATTTGAGCAAGTAAAAACCACCGTATCTCAGGACCCTTACGTTACTAAAGTGTACTTAGGACCAACAGTGGTTTCTCAGCCTGAAGCCAATGCGCTTACGGCTGCTGGATATGGATCTTGTATAGCATGACCGCAATCCCTCACGGAATAGGACTTTGTATCCCCGACTGCTTCGGGTGCAAGGTCGCATCAGTTGGCTTTGCTTCTTCGGCAATGCCTACCCGCTCAGAAGCCGCACGTATCGAGAAGGATACTGCGGTAATGCACAAAGACGTGGAAGCCTACCGGCGCCTACGCAAGAACGGATTACAGCCCAAGTCCGTCAAGGGCGCAGCTCGGCTTGAAGCCCGCGCTGACTCTAAATGGGAAGTGGAAACGAACACCACACTCCGCGGCGACACAAAACTCGGTAAGCAACTTGATGAAATTCAAGGCGCTATTAGCAAGGGCGAATCCGTCCTTTAAGGAGCAATCATGGCACGTCTATCGGTAGCATCAGAGAACACAGCACTCTCCAGTGTCTTTGTACCAGGTACCACCTACTACCTCTCTCTGCACTCAGGCGACCCCGCCCAGAACGGTGCGAACGAAATCTCTGGTGGCTCATACGCACGTCAGGCCATCGTGTTCACCTCTGCCTCTGCTGGCTCGGAGTCCAACACGGCATCCATTACGTTCACCAGCCTGCCTGCCGCTGCGGGTGGTCTTGGCTACTTTGGCGTGTGGACTGCATCTACTTCTGGTACCTACCTCGGCGGTGGTACCACCACTGGTCTGACCGGATCGCTTCCTAGCGGTATCTCAGTCAATTTCGCCACTGGCGCGGTCACGCTGTCAATTTCCTAATGCCTGACGAGCAGACCTTTAACGCTACTGCCGTAGCAACTTACACCCTGCCCGAAACGCCTAAAGAGGACTAACCCGTGGACGCCCTAAAGAACTTCGCCTACTCGCTCGTCGCTACCCCACCCTCACCGGCCACGTCCGGCACGTCTCTGGTGGTCACGGCTGGGCAAGGGGCGCTGTTCCCTGCGGCTCCGTTCGACGCAACCATCTGGCCCTCTGGCGTACAACCCCTTTCGACTAACGCCGAAATCGTCCGAGTGACGGCTGTTGCTACTGACACCCTCACCATCACTCGTGCGCAGTACGGCACGACCGCTCAGAGCATTACCACGGGCTACCAGATTGCCCAGACCATTGACGCAAACCTGCTCGGACAGTTGGCTCCCCTCTCGGGTGCTACGTTCACGGGCGAAGTCGCTGGGCCTGACTTCAACGCCTCTGGGCTGACGGGAGCCACGGCTGGCAGTCGCTTCGTAGGCGCAACCTCATCGGGCGCACCGACCTCGGGAACGTTCGTCAAGGGCGACTTCATCGTAGACCAGTACGGCAAAATGTGGGTCTGCACGGCAAGCGGCACACCTGGCTCGTGGCAGTCAGTCGGCAACGGCACAGTCGGCACGACGGGCGCAGTCACCGCCACGGGCTCGACCCAATACAGTTCTGCGGCGCTCCCCAATAACTACAACATCGTCTCGGGCGCAACCGCCACCACGAACGGCGGCGCTGGCACGGCGGTCATCCTGCCGTTCATCTCCTACGCAGGTCAGTGCATCTGGATAGACAACACGGACTCGACCCACTGGCTCAAAATCTACCCAAGCACGGGACAGAGCATCGACAGCGCAGGCGCGAACAACCCCGTTTGGATTGCACCCTCGGCTTACTGGCTGGGCATCGTCGAGACCACGGGCGCATCGGGCAACTGGGCTTCGGCTGTTCCCTCGCTCAACAGCGACTCCAACGGCAACATCACCGTCACCTACGCCAACGGGCAGACCACGTTCGGCCTCTCGTCGACCACTGGAACAGGGGGGGTGGTTCTTGACAGTAATGCGCTGATGTCCTCCCCAACCATTACCGCACCCATCATCAACACCAACTCAGTCGGCAACACAACGCTGTATTCAGGTTCTGGCACAAACACGCTGTACTTACCAGTTGCTTCCTCGGACACACTTGTTTCGCTTGCGGCTACCCAAACGCTGACCAACAAGACCATCTCTGGCTCAAGCAACACAATCAGCAACGTTTCCCTAACGAGCGGTGTCACGGGAACGCTTCCTGTTGGAAACGGTGGTACAGGTCTTACCTCGCCTGGTACGTCTGGCAACATCTTGACCTCGAACGGTTCGGCGTGGACTTCCTCATCCCCAGCCGCCGCACCTGGCGCAACTGTTCCCACCGCCGCTACGGTTTGGAATGGTGCGTCGTATACAAACATTGGCAGCGTCAATTCCGCGTTCATCTCATCAAACTTCAACTCGACTGCATCGGCGCGAACACTCGCGTACATGACGCTTTCCGTCGGTACGTGGCTGCTCACGGCACAAATAAGCGCGAATCAAACTTCTAACACAAGCGATACGTTGAGTGGATACTTGTCAGTGACAGCTGGAACATTGGTCAGCGCTGGATCGTATTTTGGAACTGGATCTGGACAAGACGAAACGATTACGCTTTCATTCTCGACGGCTTACACTGTCGCAAGTGGAACGTCGACCGTGACTTTAGGCGCGCAAACACTCACCGCCAACGGAAATATTCTTGCGGCAGTCAATGGTCTGGCAAATGCAACTGGCATGACCGCAGTTCGTATCGCGTAGGTACATAGATGCTTGGCGCAAACTATCTAGGTGCGCCCTACCTAGGCCAAGCCTACGCAGGGCTAACGCAATACTCCCCCACCGGCTCGGCCACTGGCACGTTTAGCGGTTCAGCTACCGGCACAGTTGTATATCCGGCTACGGCTACTGGATCGTATTCGTTTAATGGCTCATCGGCAGACTACATCGTTGCCGCCGATTCTGGACCCTACTCGTTCTCCGGTTCCGCCACCGCTACGTTGTCCTCTACCGGCTCACTTACGGGCACCTTTGCCGGTTCAGGCACATCCGTTCTAAAGGCGTCAGGAAGCCTTACAGGGGCCTTTGCGGGCACTTCAGTAAGCAACGTAAGTTCTACCGGCTCAGGCACGTTTACCTACACGGGGTCGGGAACTGGCGTACAGACATACAAGGCGGCGGGGGTCTATTCGTTCTCCGGCTCTGCTACGGCCAAAATACCCTCAACCGGCACCGGAAACTACACGTTCACCAGCACAGCGCTGGGGTCGGCAGGATCGGTTGTCATTGCCACAATCAGCTGGCAACCAGTCACCGCCAGCGTTTCCAACGATTCGGTGGTCACGGCCACTGTCGCTTCAGATGCTTTAGAGAATTCTTACGCCATTGCTACAACTTCCGACAACGCTACAACCCTTGCCGTTACGACAGATTCAGTAAATACGCTGGCAACGGTTGTATAATTATTAGGTACCCGAAAGGACCCCATGGCCTACCAGTCTGGTAACATTGTTAAGTTTGACGTATCTTTCACAGACTCGTCAACGGGTGGTGCGGTAGACCCCTCTGCCGTATCGGTAACGTATACGATTAACAACGGCTCAACTGTAGGCCCAATCGCCTACACCAGCGCCGCGACCCCCTCAGTCGGCGTTGTGGCACGTTTGTCGGCTGGTAACTACGAGTTCTGGCTGGACACTACCGGCATCAACGGCGTTATTACCCTGACGTGGAACGCCACTGGTTCGCACCAGGCCAGCGTGACCGACACTATCTCAGTCGGCAACAGCATCTCTAGCGTTAATACCTTTGGCGACCTTATCGAAAAGGTGTATCGCCGTACAATGGGTGGCATCCGTGAGCGTGCCGTACAGGTTATTGCCTCTGGTACCCCTGCCGCCCCGTCAACGTCGCCCATTACTTCAGGTGCTACCAGCTTTGTCTTGACCGGCTCGCAGACCACCAGCATCATGCCTGGTGTCTTGCTGGCTGTGGACATGGAAGTTATGTACGTTCTGAACTGGACGCCATACGTATCAAGCGGATACACGGGCGTCCCCTACGGCACCGTGACTGTCCAGCGTGGCTACAACGGCTCGGCTACCGCCCCGCACAACGCCAACACGCTTGCCTACATCAACCCTCGTTACTCGCGCTACGACATTGGCGTGGCCATCAACGATGACCTGCGATCGCTGTCCAGCCCTACCAACGGCTTGTTCCGTGTGGGCGTGGCCGAACTGACGTACAACCCTGTCTTTGCCGGTTATGACCTCGGCGCCCTGCCTGCCAACTTCATTGACGTTATTGAAGTTCGCTACCGCATTGCCCCGCCATACCGCACGTTCCCACCTATTCGCCGTTGGAAGGTGATTCGCTGGAATCAAGGCACGACCGACGCCGCGTTCCCATCGGGTAACGGACTGGTGCTGTACGAACCAGGTTGGCCAGGTCTGCCTATCTACGTGACCTACACGGCCCCGTTCATCAAGCTGGTAAACACTACCGACTCGATTATCAACACGCCTGCCATCAACGACGAGGCGCCACCCTACAACGGCTACAGCACCTCTGTTGTACCAAACATGGTACCAACCATGGCCGACTTGCCACCACTCGGTGCTGAGATTGACCTGACCATCCCGCGTGAAATCAGCCGTAACTTCATGGAGTCACAGCCCGACCCACGTAAGGCGCAGGAAGTTATGCCAGGTGCGGTGGCTGGTTCTGTCAATGCGCTTATCGCGCGACGCGCTCAGCGTATCTCTGAGGAAGCAGACCGCTTGCAGCGTCAGTACACGAGGGTTAGCCCGCTCTAATGACTATCAACTACACGCCGACTACAGGGCTTGCGGGCTTAGGCGCATACAGCGTATCCATTACGGATGCTTCTGGTGCACCCTACGCAGACGGGACGGGAAACTACGCGCCACAAACACGCACGTTCCCCGCCGACACCTCGTTTGAGCCGTATCGTCGTGAGGCTTTCCGCCATCGTTCTATCCCTGGTCAGCGTGAAGCGATCCAGATGACGAACATCATGGGTGAGGGAACAGTCAACACAGAGGGTCTGTGGCGTCGAGAGCAACGTGACTGGAACGAGGGTGCTGGTCAGCAGTACCTTGACCACCGCCAAGAGGACAGCGCCTCGCGCTTCTATTCAAGCAAGGGTGTTGACGTATTCAATTACCCCTACCAAGCCAAGCTTCTGCCTGATGTCACGCAGATTGTAGCCAACACTGCGACCAATACCAAGACTGTAGCGTGTAGCGGATACCTCGTCATGGGGTCCAGCGTGAGTGGCACTACGACTGTCAAGTATTACAACGGCTCGACGTGGACCACCATCTTGTTCCCTGGCTCAGCGTCTACGCTGTCGGCAAACTTCACCGACATCACTGCGGCGAACACATACGTCTACATCGCCACTAGCGCAGGACTGTACTTCGCCCAGCCTGGTACGTCTGCCTTTACATTGTTTGCCTCTGGCTCGTACAACATGGTGTCATGGGCCAACGACCAACTTATTGCGTCAAGCGGCAACAACCTGTATGCGTTCCAGCCTCGCAGTAGCACCGCCAATGGTGGATCACTGTACGGAACCGCTCCTAGCGTTACTATCTCAAACGTTGGAATCGCAAACATTTCGGCCAGTTCAGGTGGCCACGGCTCGTATGGTGTAAACCTAAAGTCTGCTGACAATAATTTTGTAGTCGGCCAGAGCGTCAACATCACGGGCGCACAGGCGTACTTGACCATTAGTTCCGTCAGCGTTTCATCGAGCGGCATTGTCACGGCCACTGGAACGGCGTACTCTGGTATGTCGGTCGGTGAGAAAGTAACGGCAAGCCTGAACTATGGCACTAGTGGTTCAAAGAATGAACTCGTAACCCTACTGAGCGTTACTGCGGGTAGTGGCTACGACACTGTTACGTGGCAATCGTCGGTGGTTTCTACCGCCACTGGTTTCGCTGGCGGCAACATTGTCTCAGAGTCAAGTAAGTACAACGATGCTTGGACCATCACGAGCATCAGTGGCAACACGCTGAGCATCGCAAACACTACGACCAGCGGTAGTGCTCCCTCTGCTTCTGTATACGGCAACTACTCGGTCAATGGTTACATCGGCAACAACAATGTCTCCGACCTTCTCTATACGCACCAAGACCCTAACTGGTTATGGTCTAGCGCAGTCGGTGGCGAAACTCAGGTGTACTTTGCTGGCTACAGCCGTCGCAGCAACAGCGGTGTGATTACCAACAGCAACGGATGTATCTATCGTTCCGACCTGCTCGGCTCTAGCACCACGACCGCTTCGGGCATCCAGACTGTTAGCACGTCAACAGTGGCCCAGCCATTCCAGCTTGTTACTCCCGTTCAGGCTTTGCCTATGTCACCAGACGAGTACCCAACTGTCATCCAGTCATACCTGAACTTCATCTTTATCGGTACTAATCGAGGCATCCGTATGGCTCAGACGTTGAGCGTGTACGACCCCACCGCTACGGCAACGGGCGACCTCAAGAGTGGCCCACTGATTCCTAACATCCTGACCCCACTGACCTACCCCGTCACCGACATCATTGGCGACGGACGGTTTGTGTGGTTTGCGTGGAATGACTACGACAACTCCATCACACCTGGCACTCACATCAGCACGGGGCTTGGCAAGTTAGACCTGACCACGTTTATCAACGGCGACCCGCTTGCCCCTGTCTACGCCTCAGACCTGATGGTGTCCTACAGCGGTTCGTACAACTTCAACACGGGCGCTGGCATGGTGAACTCAATCGCTTGGGATTCAGTCAAGAACCTGCCCGTCATTACGGTCGGTGGCCTCGGTGTCTACGAGCCACTGGCTACCAACGTCAATGGTCGCATCGCTGCCACGCAGTACGTACCCAGCGGTACGCTCACCACGTCTATCTTTGACTACGGCATCCCCGACCAGAAAGCTCCCGTGTACTTTGAGTACGGTGGTGTCACCCCGACTGGCACAACGCTACAGGCGAACGTCATCTGCGAACCGCAAGAATCGTTCAAGCAAACCATCGCTGTCTCTGCGTTCACTTCTCCGACAGCCATCGGTACTGCCACAAAAGAATACGCAGTTGGATCCAACCCAAAGTCGTCACAGTTCCAAGTAGTTATGACACTGAACGCCGCCACGATTACGACCACTTACGACTCGTCGCCTACGATGTACCGCTGGACACTCAAATCGTTCCCCAACGTGGTGTCTGGTACCAACATCAGCTTGGTCCTACAGTTGTTCTCCGTCGACGTTGTAGATGGCGTGGAAGTGTACATGGACCCCTACGACAACTTCTACTGGCTGGAATCGCTACGCCAAGCGCAGAACCTTGTGACGTATCAGGAAGGCCCGCTAAGCGCCAGTATTGCCATTATCGAATCACTGGACTGGATTCCTCACAAGCGCCGTGACAACTACGAGAACGGGTATGAGGGTGACTGCGTAGTTACCATCAAGACCCTTGGACCATACTCCTACAACAAGCCAAACACAAACTAAAGGACAAACATGACAGATACCCGTAACGCTATCGTGGCCTGGGCTAAGTGGGCCGTGGCTAACAAGGCACACTTCAACTATTCGGAAGGCCCTAACCGCGCCGAAGCCATTGGCGTGTACCCACCTAAGTTCCCAATGTTCATGGACTGCTCCATGTTTGTGACGTGGTGCTACTGGATCGCTGGTTGTGCGACCGACCCCACCAACAAGGCGGGCTTCGCTACGCACGAGGGCTACACCGGCACCGAGCTGTCGGCAGGCACCGAGATTTCACTCGCACAGGTTCAGCCTGGTGACGCCATTGTTTATGGTCCTGGCACCGGCTGGCACACGGCTCTGGTGGTCGAGGCTGGCCCAAACCCCTTGACTGTCAGCATGGGTGAGCAGGGCGACCCCTCGTTTGTCCGTGTATCGCAGGACGGGCGCCAGCCCCAGCGTTACCTCCGCTTCAACACTCAAGGCACCCCACGCCTTCCGGAAGCATGATGGCGGCCATGTTCACCTCAGCGAACTTTTGGTACATCACTGAAGCAATCGTTGTGGTGGCAGGCGCAGTTGTCGGCGTGTGGCGTGTGATTCACAATGCTTTGGCCCGTTCGGTCACTGAGCGACTCCACGAACTACAGGCAGAACTGAAGCCCAATCACGGCTCATCTATGCGAGATGCGATTGACCGCATTGAGCGCAGCCTAGAAGAAGTAAAACTGGAACTGGCTCGACACTTGGGCGCACACAAAGGACTGTAATGAAGCGTTGGAAGCACCCGATTACGGGCGAGAATATCACGTTAGGGGAACACTTATCTTGGACAGCACAGAACGCGATTCGGCGCTGGGAGTTTGTGGGAGTCGTGACTCTTGCTACGGTGGTTTGCTGGGGCATTGGAACGGCGGGTGTACTCCAGTGGTGGAACTTCACGGCGTCATACATGGCGGTACTGATTGAACTGGTCGTGGGTATTGCCATGTACCAGCAGACCAAAGCCGACGCCAAAGTAATCCGTAAGATTCTGGCTATGGAAGATCACCAATTCTCTGAGCTGAAGCGCCTCATTGAAAAGGTCGAGGAAGATTTAGAGGAATTCCATGAAGAACGGTGATTTGGTCCTGTGCCACTCAACGGGTATCCTCGGTCGGGCTATCCGCATTGCCGAGAAGCGACTACAGAATAGTCAGTTCTCCGAGTGGAACCATATCGCTATCCTTGACCGAGAGGTAGATGGCGAGTGGTACGTTATCCAAGCCGAAGCCCACGGCGTGACCAACGATAAGAAGTTGTCCTCGGTCGCACCTGGTGGCCGATACGAGGTCATCCCCCTGCCCGCTGGCGTCGACGTTGATAAGGTGCTGACCTTTGCTCGCGCTCAAGTGGGCGATGCCTATTCGTGGCTGTCGATTCTGTCCTGTGCGTTTGATATGTGGCTACCGCAGGCAATCTGTTTCCGGCGTGGCGACACGTGGATTTGCTCAGGGCTGGCCGCCGCCGCTTTGTGGTTTGGTGGCTTTGAAAAGATGGTACACCTGAACGATGTGTATACCTGCACTCCCGCCGAGATAGCACAGTTTTGTACGCAAGGGTTGTAATTACAACGTTGTAATGGTAAACTCAGCATGACCAAGGAGGTCTTGCTATGGCTTTACCTATCCCTGCTACACACGTTGTTATCCCCGACACTCAGGCTAAGCCTGGTGCCCCAACAGATCACTTGCGCTGGATTGGTCAGTATATCGTTGACCACTTTAAAGACCAGGCTATCAAGATTATACATCTAGGCGACCACTGGGATATGCCCTCTCTGTCTATGTACGACAAGGGCAAGAAAGCAATGGAAGGCCGACGCTACGTGGCCGACATTGAGGCTGGCAACGAAGCCTTTACTGTCCTGAATCAAGCCCTAATTGACCTGAACAAGACCCGTAAGTCAACCAAGCACGCCAGCTGGAAGCCAGAACGCTACATCCTGCGTGGCAACCACGAGGATCGCATCAACCGAGCCGTAAACGCCGACGCCCAGTTAGAGGGTGTGGTCGGTGACTGGCAGTTCAATGATGCGGCGCTGGGCTGGAAGCCGGTGCCGTTCTTAGACATCCTTTGGCTTGATGGCGTGGCCTACTCGCACTACTTCTACAACCCTATGACCGGCAAGCCGTTAGGAGGCACCATTGACTCGCGACTCAAAAGCATCGGACACTCGTTCTCGATGGGGCACCAGCAAACGCTCGGCTATTCGCTCCGCTTTGTGGCAGGCAAGTCACAACACGGACTGGTTGCGGGAGCGTGCTATCTACACGATGAGGATTACAAAGGTCCACAAGGAAACGCCCACTTCCGAGGACTCGTCGTTAAGCACGAAGTCGAGGGTGGCGCGTACTGTCCAATGTTTATCTCTCTTGATTATCTGTGTCGCCGTTATGAAGGAGTGCGGCTCGACACCTTTATGAAAAAGAAGTACGGAATTATTTGGCAAGGCTGATTTGACACGGCCCTAAACAGGCTGTACATTTTCTCCCATGATGAAAAGCCAATGGAGAGACAAAGCCGCTTGTCGTGGGGTGGACACCGAAGTGTTCATGCCAGATGGTCGGCGTTATTTTAGCCAAAAGAAGAAGCGTGAGGCACTGTCGTATTGCACCGTGTGTCCCGTGAAGCAGGATTGCTTGGAGTTTGCTTTCGAGCACGACATCAAAATCGGCTTCTACGGTGGCATGGACGGGAACGAAC